CAACAATGCCACCACCAACGACATCATGGCCGCAGCCAGTGGTATTGTGCAGGCCATGCAGGAAGTCAAGGCGTTCGGTAACACAGTCACAGCAACATCAGCACAGGCCATGGTCAACGCCATGAATCCTTCCACAGCACAAGGTGCTCCACTTGAAGATGTAAACAAAGCCAACAATCTGCGAGCCACATCGCAGGGCATCACTCTTGAAGACATAAACAACACTTTGCGTACTATTGCGTCAATTGATCAACAAACACTTAGACAAATTCAGAGGCAGACCAAGTTTGAGTATTAAATACTTGCAAAATACAGTAAAGCAACATATAATATAAGTCATGAGTTGGAAAAAATATTTTAATTTGGTTACACCGGACGGTTCCATGAGTCCAGTGTCAGGAACCAACAGTGCAAATCCCATGTCAGCAGTGGGACGCAGAAACTACACATCATATCTTCCAGAAGTTTACACGGGTCATCCCAATAGACTGGAAAGATACTTTCAATATGATCAAATGGATCAAGATTCGGAAGTCAATGCGGCACTAGACATCATTGCAGAATTTTGCACACAGACTAACAAGATCACAGAAACACCATTTGACATTCACTACAAAGACAAACCCACAGAAACAGAAGCATTGATTCTCAGCGATGCACTGAAACAGTTCAACACAATCAATCATTGGTCTAGACGAGCATTTAGAATGTTCAGAAACACTTTGAAATATGGAGACTCATTTTTTATCAGAGACCCAGAAACACAAGAACTGATTCATGTGGCTGCATCCAAGTGCGACAAAGTTATTGTTAATGAGTCGCAAGGCAAAAGACCTGAGCAGTATGTGTTTAGAGATTTAAATTTGAATTTAGAATCACTGTCGGCCTCACAGGTCGCAACCAATGTGACATATTCATCACCAGGATCATCTGCTGTGGCAGATTCACAGTATGGTGGTGGTCGCGGAGGTGCAGGCAGTGGAGCAGGATTTGCTGGCACATATGGTCAACAGGGCGGAAGATTTGAAACCGGCACCAATCAGTATGCTATTGATGCAAATCATGTAACACATGTGTCACTGTCAGAAGGATTGGATTCAAACTTTCCATTTGGCACATCCATACTAGAAACTGTTTTCAAAACCTTCAAACAAAAAGAACTACTTGAAGATGCAATCATAATTTACAGAGTACACAGAGCACCAGAAAGACGTGTGTTCTACATTGATGTGGGCAACATGCCATCACACATGGCCATGGGATTTGTAGAACGTGTAAAAAACGAAATTCATCAAAGACGTATTCCGTCAATGTCAGGTGGTTCCAATCAAATTGACACCACATACAATCCACTGTCCATTAATGAAGATTATTTCTTTCCTCAAACCGCAGAAGGTAGAGGTTCAAAAGTTGAAACATTGCCAGGTGGTACAAATCTTGGAGAAATAGATGATTTAAGATATTTTACTAACAAACTGTATCGTGCATTGAGAATTCCTTCATCGTATCTGCCAACTGGACCAGATGATGGCGCAAATCCACAATATTCAGATGGTAGAGTGGGCACTGCCTACATCCAAGAATTAAGATTTAACAAATATTGTGAAAGACTGCAGGAAATTGTAATACCTCCGATCAACGAAGAGTTTAAACTGTTCTTAAAACACAGAGGCATCAATATTGACACATCACTATTTGACTTAAAATTTCCAACACCGCAGAATTTTGCCGCATACAGACAGATAGAACTGGACAATCAAAGAGTACAAGCCTTTACACAGATAGAGCAAACACCATACCTGAGCAAAAGATTTGCTCTCAAGCGTTTCTTAGGACTGTCAGAAGAAGAAATTGCAAACAATCAGAAAATGTGGGCAGAAGAAAAAGGTGAATCCAAGGAAGATGCTGTACAAGGCGCTGATTTACGAAATGTAGGTGTAACCGGAGGCGGTCTTGCGTCAGATATTGCAGGACAAACTGAAGAAACACTGGATGCACCAATTGAAGATGAAGAAGGTGGCGAGTTAAATACTGGCAATGAAGAGGACATAACGGTTTAAATACAACATGCTATTATTTGAATTCTTTGATTCTTTGGATGCGGGTGCTAGACACCTAACTGATCTAGATGCAACTGCATATGATCTTAACAACGACACAAGAAAATCCAGACTCACTCTTGAAATGATCAATCAACTCAGACAGTCTATACAGCAGAGACGCGAAGAACAGCGTGAAGACAGAGAACTGTATCAAAAAATGTACGGTGGATCAGTTGCTGACTCGGCCGAACCAACTCTTTAATAATTAATTTCATATATGGCAGGACGTGGACGACAATGGAGAAAAGCGGCTCTTGAAGCAGTGCTTCGTGGTGAAGACACTGTAAAGTGTTTTAACAAAACAGGCAAAGTGTCAGATTGGCTCACACCAGAACAGATTGCCAATGCATCTGTAGAAATTAAAAAATATTCCGAAGTAAAACCCAGCACACGCACTCCATCTCCACCCAAACCCAAACTGCCTACTGAACCCGAGCCGCCAATACCTGCAAAAGACACAGATTACAAACCTGCAGATGACATATGCTTTATACTGGCCAACGGGGAATCTCGAGAAAAATTTGATCTCAATAAACTCAAAGGCAAAGGCTATATTATTGGCATGAATGTGTTGCCAATTGCTCAAGATTTTTGGCCAGATGCACTAATAGCAGTAGACATTCCAACAGTAAAGTACATCTGCGAACATGAAAAGAAAGTTCCGGATCGTTTAGAGATGTGGTCCTACCCACGTGGCGGAATCAAAGACCCCAGAGTCAAACGTTTAAGCAGAGACTGGGGGTGGTCTTCTGGTCCAACGTCTACACGAATAGCTCTTGAATACAAAAAATACAAAACTCTCTACATATTGGGCATGGATTTCTTTGGCAAAACTGCTGACGGAGACATTAGCGAAAAGAACGGCAGAAAATTAAACAATATGTTCAAAGGTCATGCTCGTTACCGCAAAGCAGGCAGTGATCGCACCTATTTTGGCAATTGGCTGAACCAAATGATCACCAATTGTACCTCGCACCCAAATGCAAAATTCTATCACGTAGTGGCAGATAATCAAAAATCTCCTAATAAACTAGCACAAAAACCCAACTGGATTGATATTAATTACAGTAAGTTCGAAGAACATCTTCAAAAAATGCCTAAAAAGAGTCCTTAATGGGACCATCTCTGTAACAATAACGTAAATATTCGCACGAACAGGAGGCAATATCATGTCTAAATTTGAAAAACTCCTTGACTTGCTAGTAAATGAGCAAAAGGATGAAGCTGAAAAGCTATTCCACGAGATTGTTGTTGAGAAATCAAGATCAATCTACGAAGGCATTCTAGCAGACGAGGAAGCAGACGCAACTGATAAATCAGCAGACAAAGATGACGCTGAAGAAGTTGACGAAGCAGAAATACACGATGAAGCAGAAAACGAAGAGCCTGCAGAATCAACAGACGAAACTATCGAAGAAATCGGCGGAGACGCAACTGATGACCTAATCTCTGATATCGAAGCAGAGGCAGAAGGCATGGACATGGACGACGAAGACGACCAAGACGGCATGGACCATGACGGTGATTTCGACGATGATGGCGATCAAGATGGCGAAACAGGAGAAATGTTTGAACCATTAGAAAAAGAGTTAGACGCTCTTAAGTCAGAGTTTGCTAAAATGATGGACGCAGACAATGACCAGCCAGAAGAATCAATTGAAGATGCATTTGCAGAGTCAAAAGATACTGATACTATTGTTAAAGAGTATGCAGAAATGGTAAAAAACGGCCATGGTGCAGAAAAAATGGGCAAAGAATCAGGTGCTGACAACAAAAAAGGTCCTGTTGCTTCACAGAAGAAATCACTTACGGGTGCTGAATCTGTTAAGTTTAACTCAGGCGCAGAAGAAAAAGGTGGTGTTGGTAAAGCACTTGCCGGTGATACAGCAAAAGAAATGAGCATGTCACCAAAAAATGCGGCTGGAAACAAATCAGTATCATTAGAAACTGCTCCAAAGGCAGTGGAAAAAGAAGCATCGATTGATAACGCAAAATCACCTGTTGCATCTAAGTAAGGAAAAATAGGATATGCAAATACTAAGTGAACATCTTACATTTGATCAAGCACAAGTAGTGGTTGAATCAAATAACGAAGGTAAAGACTTATACATGAAAGGTATTTGTATTCAAGGCAATGTTAAGAATGCAAACCAAAGAGTGTATCCTACTTTTGAGATCAGCAAAGCAGTATCAAAAATATCCGATCAAATCGCCGGGGGCAGTTCAGTTCTCGGCGAAGTTGACCATCCTGAAGATTTAAAGATTAATCTTGATCGAGTGTCTCACATGTTAACAAGCATGTGGATGGATGGAGCAAATGGATATGGAAAATTAAAAATTTTACCTACACCGATGGGTAAGCTTGTAGAAACAATGCTACAATCAGGCGTAAAACTAGGCGTATCAAGTAGAGGCTCAGGCAACGTAGACGAAGGCTCAGGCAATGTATCAGAATTTGATATCATTACCGTGGATGTTGTGGCACAGCCATCAGCACCAAATGCCTATCCGACTCCAATATATGAAGGACTTCTCAATATGAGAGGCGGCCAACAGTTATTGGGTGTTGCAAAGGCAGTAAGGCACGACAAAAAGGCACAACGACATCTAAAAGAAGGAGTGATCCAATTAATACGGGATCTCAAAATAAAATAAGGAGACAAACATGCTAGACGTAATCAAACAACTCCTTGACAAAGACCTGGTAACAGAAGACAACCGCATCGCTATTGAAGAGGCGTGGGCGTCCAAATTATCAGAAGTCAAAGAATCAGCTAAAACTGAAGTCAGAGAAGAGTTTGCAAAACGATACGTACATGATAAGTCTGTTATGGTAGAAGCAATGGACCGCATGATGAATGAAGCACTCACTAAAGAGATTGCTGAATTTGTAGAAGATAGAAAACAACTTGCGGCTCAAAGAGTAATGTACAAAAAAGGTGTTAGACCACACATGGAAACACTTCAAAAGTTCATTACAAAGACACTTGCTAACGAAATGGCAGAGTTACACAAAGATAGAACTACCGCGGCACAACAAGTTAAGACACTTGAAGCATTTGTTACATCAACACTTGCAAAAGAACTTAATGAGTTTGAAAGCGATAAGAAATCAGTTGTGGAAACTCGCGTAAAACTGGTCAAAGAAGCAAAAAATAAATTTGCAGAAATTAGATCAGCATTCATTAAAAAGGCAAGCAAAATTGTTGAATCAGTAGTAAGTGAGAATATCACTAAAGAGATGACTCAGTTTAAAGAGGACATCAAAACTGCAAGAGAAAACAACTTTGGTAGAAAGATCTTTGAATCATTCTCATCAGAGTATCTAACTTCATACCTAAACGAGACTTCTGAAGTACGTAAATTGCAAAAGAAACTCGACGAAGCCAATAACGAAGTAAGTGAGAAATCAAAACTTTATGAGTCAGAAAAAATTCAAAAGTCAAAAATTGAATCAAGACACAGAAGAGATAAGATTCTCAATGAAATGTTACAGCCGCTGTCAGGCGACAAAAAAGAAGTTATGTCAAATCTGTTAGAAACAGTGCAGACAGATAACTTAAAAACTGCTTTTAACAAATATCTTCCACACGTGATGAAAGATGTTAGGAAAGCTTCAATTATATCAGAATCAAAAACACAACACACAGGGAACAAACCACAGGCAACATCACAGGCAACACAGCACGATACGGAAGTATTAAACATCCGTAAATTAGCAGGTTTAAAATAAGGAGAATATGAAATGACATCCCAATTGCTAGAACACAAATGGCAGGAAACGAAATCAGCACTTATGGAAGGTGTTGAGGGCAACAAAGCTAAAAACTTGGATGTGATCCTTGAGAACACACGCAAATATCTATCAGAGCAGGCTACTGCTGGCGCAACTAGTGCCGGTAACGTTGCTACTCTAAACAGAGTAATTTTGCCTGTAATCAGAAGGGTCATGCCTACAGTGATCGCTAACGAACTAGTCGGCGTACAGCCTATGACTGGTCCCGTTGGACAGATCCACACACTAAGAGTAAGATATGCTGACGCAACAACAGGCGGTGCAACAAACATCGCAACTGGTGACGAAGCATTATCACCTTTCAAGATCGCCGCTTCATACTCAGGTAATGACAGCGATCCTGCAAAAGGATCAGCAACAGCAACACTAGAAGGTGCCGCAGGTAATAAGTTAAACGTGCAAATCTTAAAGCAAGTTGTTGAAGCAAAGTCAAGAAAACTATCAGCAAGATGGACTTTCGAGGCTGCACAAGACGCTCAAGCACAGCAAGGTATCGATATCGAAGCAGAAATTATGGCCGCTTTGGCTCAAGAAATTACTGCTGAGATCGATCAAGAGATCTTAACATCTTTAAGATCTTTAGCTGGTACAGCCGCTGGTGCATTTGATCAGTCTGCTGTTTCAGGTACAGCAACATTCGTAGGTGACGAGCATGCCGCATTGGCAGTTCTTATCAACGAACAAGCAAACTTAATCGCACAAAGAACAAGACGTGGTGCGGGTAACTATGCAGTTGTTTCATCAGAAGCATTAACAATACTACAATCAGCAACAACATCAGCATTTGCACGTTCAACTGAGGGCGTATTTGAAGCACCAACAAACACAAAGTTTGTGGGTACTTTAAACAACTCAATGAGAGTGTATGTTGACGGTTATGCCGCTAGTGGTACAGATGTATTAGTAGGATACAAAGGTTCATCAGAAGCAGATGCTCCAGCATTCTACTGCCCATACATACCGTTAATGTCATCAGGTGTGGTACTAGATCCATCTACATTCGAGCCAGTAGTAAGCTTCTTAACAAGATATGGTTATGTTGAGTTATCAAACACAGCATCATCTCTTGGTAACGCAGCCGACTATCTTGCAAGAATTAGTGTTTCTAACATATCATTCAAGTAAGACTAAACAAATTAAAAGGGGGGATTTTATTCCCCCTTTTTTTATGACTTCATAAATAGTACACAATGGCAAAAGTAATTAGAGATTCAGAAAGCGTAGAAATACAATCTAAATTTGGTGCTAACGTAGCCGGTACATTTGGTACATTTGCCGCTTCGGACACAACACCTAGCGTTGCAACAGGAAACCTTTGGAAGACTCACGCATCATCACAAGCACTGACCACATTTGATGATGGCACTCCGGGACAGATAATCACAGTGATATCAACCGCCGCAGTGACATACGACGTGACCAGTACCACACTCAAAGGTGGCTCCGTAGACCTTGTGACTGCATCGGGAGATGTGACCAATTGGGTGTATGATGGGACCAATTGGTATCTAATATCATTCATGGATGTGTCAGCAGACTTATCCGGCGGACAGTAAAGTACAATAAATACTTTTGCAGTGAAATTTCGAGACTTTAAAATAATAATTGATGGCACTTTAGACAATGACGATGATGCAGAATCAATCAAAGCCATGTTTGGTGGCCAGGTAAAAGTTCAAGAGCCAGACAAAGAAGAAACCACAGATGATAATGGATTCGATAGCGAAGATCCAGTCAAAAAAAATGTTGCTTTTCCTTTACAACAAGAAATAGAATTAGCCAAAGCAGAGCAAGGCAAACAATCAGATACCATTGATGATATCACCGATGAAGAAGACATCGAAGCAGAACAGGAGAGTATTCCTTTGCCGACACTGCTAGGCGGAACACCTGTAGATGACAAAGGCCAATTCAAAGACAAAGACCAAGAAGACGAAGACGAAGAAGACGAAAAATCTAAAAAGGAGTAACACATGGCTTTTAGAAAAATAAAAGGCTCCTTCAAAAACAAAGACATATCCACACACGTTATCGAAGATACCTATCTTGCACACGACACTGTTACAGGTCAATTAAGAATTGGTGACGGAGTTACTCCAGGCGGTACACTAGTCACTACTAGTGGCGGAGGTGGAGGTAGCAGTACTACTCTGTTTGTGGCGGACGATTCGGCCACTGTGGAAATTGCAAGTGGAGGATCCTTGTACATCCAAGGCGGCGATGGTATACAAACATCTGCCAATTCAGATGGCAGTATCACAGTAAGTTCAACAGGCACTTCAGCACAAGGCATTACATTTGTAGGCGATGATTCAGCCGGACTAGCAATTCAAGATGGCGGCTCTTTATACATCAGAGGCGGATCAGGTATTGAAACAACAACCAATTCAGATGGCACCATCACAGTATCTTCAACAGCAAGTGCTGGCGCTGACCTTGGTGACTTACAGATTGTTGGGTCAAAACTATCTGTTCAAGACAGTAGCAGTATTGGTATTGGCATAGAAAATGTTAGAATTGTAGGTAGCAGTTTCAGTATAGATGATTCTACAGACACAGGTTTTGAATTTGATGGACATCTAGTACCAGCACAAGATGGTGTGTATGATTTAGGAAAAGAGGGAAGACGATGGAAGACTGCGTATTTGTCTGCAGAAACAATTGATCTAGGAGGTGCTACCATTTCATCAGACGGAAGTGGCTCTATATCAATTGCATCCACAGGAGTTATTTTGCCAGCAGAATCCAGAGTTGGTATCAACACTATTGCACTTAATGGTTCTACAGATAAAACTTCGGCTAGACCAGTGCAACTTGTAAAACTTTTCACCTCAGACGGTAGTACATCACTGACAGATACACAACTTTTACTCACTACTCCTGCAGTTACTTTGGAGTTTAATGCCACCATTGAAACTGCCGCAGTGTATACCGAAGCAGGGCAAACATTTCAATTGGCTAACGGTGCAACACTGACTACTCAAGATGCAGTCACACTGTTTCAATTTTAGTTCTATAAATAT